TTTTACCTGGACCCAAATCCAGTTTCGATGATTGTCACCAGGCCCAGTAGCTCTTATGTCTGACTTGTATTCAGTGAAGCCAATCTTATCTACTAGGTCAGAAATGATGTCTCTTTCATCCATGATACTGACATCAGCATGTCCATTTGTGCTAACCGCTTCGTAGACGTTTTCATAATATCCAGCGGTCGGTATTCCCTCCTTACCGCCGTAACCCATCTGAAAGCAAAGATATCCACCAGGCTTAAGAACCCTATATATCTCTTTAAGGATGCTGAATCTAACTTCGTGGACACAAATGTGCTGAAAACATATAACTGCAAAAACAACATCATAAGTGTTGTCGGCAATCATATTTAAGTTGTCGCCAGTTGTTATGTAGAGGTTCGGCTCTTTTATACCATTATGGGCAACGTTTAGCTTCGCCTTCTCGATATTGACTTCGGAAATATCAACACCATCAATTCGTTTGAAGCGATTCTTGAACTTAATTATGTTTCTTCCGGGCCCACACCCGTACTCAAGGGCAACTTTTCCAGATGTTTTGAAGTCTTTGAATAGGTGCGTATCGTAGTCCGGCCATTCATTGTGGGCATCATATGAGCCAACAACAGGGTCCCTGAATTCAAGCGTCCACTGTGATGCGTACTCGTCATAGTACGAGTTTTGCATTGATAGGTAATCTTCTTTTCCTTTTGTCATTTGTTGTTCTCCAGATAGTAGTTCAGGTCTTCTGGGGTTCCTATTCCCCACATTTTTTCGACCTGCTTGACCCTTATTTTCTTGCCGTCCTCAATCGCCTCATTGAAAACTGGACAAACATAGAATTCATTGTTTGTTCTAATATTCCGCTCAATCATCTGCTCGGCGTACTTAACATAGTCAGAACCATGCTTCCAGTAATAAATGCCTACCGTGGCGTTATCTGAAATGGGATTCTTCTCGGCCACCTGCTCCACAAAGCCATCTTCACCAATTTTTGCATAGGACCATTTTGGGTGTGTCGCTTTGAAAGTGAGTATTCCGCCATCAATCGAATCCGCATCAAATGCATAAAGACATTCATTGCTGTCCCATTCAACTATCTGGTCAGAGTTTGCTATGAGAAGAGGGTTTTCGTTATTGATTAAATCCTTAGCTTCGAGTGTCGTGCAGGCTGCACCTTCAGTCATGCCGTCTATGAGAACAATGTCGCAGTCCGGCTTTATGAGCTTAAGAACTTGATTGAGGTTGTATTTCTCGTAGTGCTCTTTTTGCACGATAAATATGAAATGAGCATCTATGTTGAGGTTCTCAACTATGCACTGAATCATCGGCTTGCCATTGACCTCGATTAAGGGCTTTGGGAATGTATAGCCAGCCTGTGCAAATCTAGAGCCAGCACCAGCCATAGGAATAAGGACATTCATCTTGTGATTTCTCCAGGCGACTTTGCTTTTTTCTTGGTTAGATATCTTCTCGGCAAGTCGCATTAGGCCGGATTTATCTAAATCGTTTGAGTCTTTGATTGCATACAAGTGAGCACCGGAAGCAATGGCTCCCTCTCTTCCTATGTGCGAGTCTTCAATAACTATAGTTGTTGAGGGGATAGCACCAGTGTTTATCATGCATTGCCAGTACATTTCTGGATGAGGCTTATGATGCTTAACATCTTCGTTGCTCATGATGTGAGTAACAAAATGAAGCACGCCAATCGCGTGAAGGGACGTAATCACCGTTTCACGTACTGCATTGCTAGCAACTGCTATCTTCCACCCATCATTCTTAAGGGAAGACATGATGTCTATAGCATTTCTATTTAGCGGCAGGCCCTTAAGTATCTCTATTGTTTCAGTCTGTTTGTCGTTCCATATCTGTTCATGAAGTTCTCGTGGAAGACCCTTCATTGCCGAGAGCATTTCAAGTTTTTTGGTTGTTCCAAGGCCATCAAACTTTGATAGGTGCTCTTCTCGTGATATCACGTACTGCTTACCGTGCTTCTCGAGCGCCTTATTAAGCGAGTGATAGTGGACATCACGGGAATCTATAAGAACCCCATCAAGGTCAAATATGACTAGCTTTTGGTGCTTCATTTTGGCTCTGGTCCTGCGTGTCTGTGCCACTTATTGTGGCGAACAATGCTTTTTCCGTTACATTTCATCACGTACTTATTGCGTACACGGAGAGACCACTCCACGTCCTCTTCTTCGTTCCACACGAGCTCCTCGTTTAATGGTTCCTCTGTGAGAACATGCTTCTTTACAATAAAGAACCCACCAGAGATGTACATGTATTGGGTTTGAGACCAGTCGTCATAATTGAGTGACCATGCTCTCCCGTGCCCAGGTTTATCCCAAAGCGACCAATCCATGGGGTTTCTGGCTCCGGTTATTAGGTATTGAGGACAAGAGCAAATATCCCAATCCGTGCCAAAAACCTGAAAGTGCTTGTACCAGCTGATATCGAACACGTGATAATCATGCATCAATACGACGTTTTCATATTTTGCTTCAGCTGCGAGTATGTTCTTCTTTTTGGTAATCCAGCGTGGCTTTACTGATTCATCGAAATCAATAACCCGAACATCTTCCTGTCCGGCAAAAAGTCCATCCCCACCGCCACCAATAAGAAGTATTTCGTATTTAGGTATGTTTAGGTCTCTTATTGACTGGAATATTTCCGAAAGACGATTAACATCTTCAAATCCAGTGACTATTCCAAAAGTCCATGGTATGTCGGGCAACTTCATATGTTGTCCCTTATGAATCTCATCGTTGCATCCCAGTCGTCACCACGGGCATCCATCGAGAAGTCCTTTAGAAGCTCATAGTTCTTGTTGGCTTCATCAATGCGTATTTTGGGGTTTATTAGCTCTGTGAGATGATGTACCCATTCTTCGTCTGAGCCTGCAACTCGCCCAATTCCATGTTCTGCCAGATATTCATATTCTGGAGATTTAGAGGCCACGAAAGGTATTCCAGCCGCTGCGTATTCAAGACCCTTAATAAAGGACTTGGCGTGATTAAACGGAATATCGTTAAGTGGAATAATCCCAACATCAATCGGCTCAAAAAGTCTTGGATATGCAAGTATTGGAGCCATTCCAATCATGCGTGAGCGACGTTTGTCGATTCCAAGAAGTTCTCGAGCCTCGGGAGCAGATGCCGTATGTCCGGAGTGATGGAAAACCAACTGGTTTGTTTCAAGAAAATCGTTAAAAAAACCAGATAACTGTTCGAGGTCGTTTGACCTCCAATGCGTTGCCCCAACCCAACCTATTTTTGGTCTTCTATTGGTGCGCTGATACTTTTTCTTCCACCTGGGTACGTCAATACCGTTTCTTACAAGGAAAACATTGTCTCTCTTTTTGCCGTAGTAATCAAACAAAAACGGCGTCGAAGTAATAACTGCATCTGCCTTCATGATTATTTGGGCGTATATTTCCCTATTGGAGCGCGGATTTACAGATGGGTCTGTTGATTTGTGGGCCATATTTGCCGGTGATAAACCATCAAACCAGTCGTCAATATCAACAATGAGTTTTTGACCCATTTCCTGAGCCACAGGCATTAGGTCCAGGATTTCTTGCTGCATCAATAGCTTAAGAACAATGATGTCCCAACCATGCACCGCCCTGTTGCCATCTACGACTAATCCAAAGCCACGATTTTCATTAAAACCAGGAAATCCAACAGTCGTGAACCAGCCTCGCTTATTCAGCTCCTCGGATGGCAGCCTGCATCGGTACCATGCACAGCCGTTTGGCTGTAAAGGTTCCGTACCCCATGACCAGTCATGGGTCAGGAAGGCAATTGTAGGCTTCTGGGGCTTCTTCATAGAAATCGCCATAATCCTAGGTGATTTCACCATCCCTGTACATTAAAGACGTTTTTAAAAATTTTTACGTGGTAAAATTGCCGAACGAGCACGGGGAGAACTCCATGAGCATGAAATTCGTGAAAGAAACAGCTGAAAGAGCAGCAAGAACATTCGTTCAGGCATACCTCTCGGTCTGGCTGGTTGGTGGCGCGAGCTTTGAGGGTCTCACAGATGTAGACAACCTCAAGGCCGGAGTTGTCGCTGTTGCTCTGTCAGTAGCAATGAGCATGGGTCTGAAGAATGTTGGACCAAACAAGGGTTCTGCATCAGCAGTTTAAATACTTCTCTTAAAAGTATTTAACCCTAATCTACAATCTTTATGGACGCTTGTGAGGATTGAGGAGAGGTCTGCCCGATGAGAGCTGGCAAGTACAACATGACATGCGAGCAGGGCACGACATTCCGGCGCACCCTTTTTATCGAGCAGCCAGACCTTATTGAGGACCCAACTGGGCAAACGTTTGAGCCATTCAACCTTGGCGGATATACGGCCAGGATGCAGGTTAGAAGAACTATTGACTCAACCAACTTCCTCCTTGAGCTAACAACAGAGAATGGCGCCCTGACAATTAATCCATCGGAAGCAATAAATGAAATATTTATTGACGTCTCAGCTAGCGTAACGGCATCAGTGGCCACAAGCGGTGTTTACGATATTGAGATAATTGATGCAGAAGGAGTTGTGTCAAGGGTTCTCGAGGGTGAATTCAACCTCAGCCCTGAGGTAACTCGATGAGCAACAATGTCCCGAACAATGTCGTTGTTCAAGAAGAGACAGCCAATAATGTAAACGTATACCAGGACGCCCCAAACAGCGTTACCGTAAACGAGGACACAGCATCCAAGGTTGTAGTCAATCAGGATGCTCCAAATCAGGTAGTCGTCAAGCTATCCACCACTGCTGGAACCACTCGAAGGTTTGTCTATGAGCAGTCAACCCCTTCGGCGCTCTGGACAATTAATCACTCACTAGGTGGTAGGCCGTCTATAACAATAGTGGATACTGCAGGGACCGTAGTTATTGGTGAGGTAACATATATTAGTAATTCGCAAATAACAGTAACGTTTACGGCGGCGTTCGCTGGATATGCGTATCTGACATAATCACGAGGGCCTGAT